TCTATAAATAAATAATATGGAATCCGAAACACCAAGAACTAATAAAAATGCCTTTGCACATTACGAAGGATTTTGCGTTTCTATCGCATTTGCTAGGGAGCTGGAGCGTGAGCTAACAGAGGCTCAGGCCATTAATAGCAAAGTAACTAAGGAGCTTTGGATGTGGAAGCATGGCGAGATGCGAGTAGAGCGATTGGTCAAAGAATTAAACGCAACTCGCGCAGCATTAGAACAGATGACCGAGGACGCAGTCAGGATGAGAAACCTTTTGGAATAGCTATGAGCAAGCCATACATCGAAGACGAAGACCCAGATCTGTAATGAGCGCATACAACGAGATCAATTTCAACAAGATGCTAGAGGCGTACAGCGAGCTGAAATCCGAGCGTGATTCACTAATAAGGGTCATCAATAACCTAGCTACCGAGATGGTGGACAAGCATGAATATACTAATGATTCATTGGCGGAAGTAGTTAATAGAAAACCACAAGAAGAAGTTATTACTATACAACCATAAAAACAAATACATTGTAGTAGAGACATTATGTCTCTATTGCTGACAACCAAAGCTGATTAGCTATAAAGCAACTCAAGTCAGCGAAATATAAGATCCAACACCATAAACAAAAATGAAAACAACCGACACCCTGCGCACCGATGCCTGCCCTTATTGTGGCAGTATTGAGAACGACACAGAAGGGAACCTCACTTGGTATGTCTGCGGAACCTACCACGCCAAGGGATACGATCCTGCACGATCCTCGCTTTGCTGCGACATTGAGGAGCGGACAACTATCGCCCGTCAGCTAAAACGCGAACTCACCATATCGCTGAAGAACCAATTCAAAAATGAATCCGATCTTTTGCAATCACAGGACATCAACTCGTTTTTGGATACGGAATTTAGAATTGCTTGCAAGCGAGCCGAGAAATCAGAGGCCGAGGTCGATCGGTTGAGGGAAAACGCTCAAAGGATCGGGGTAAATAGGTATCAAGAGATCAGCACGCTTCAATCACAGCTTAAACGAGCCGTAGAGATTGCGGAAAAAATCTGGGCTGATAGCTCCAACGGATCTGAGCATACCGAACTTGCCGCACTCAAGGGGGAAATTAACTAATGCACGCACTAAAGAATCCTAAACACGAACGATACGCACGCCTGCTTTCCCAAGGGCTGACCCAGAAGGAGGCATTCATCAAATGCTATCCAGACCAGAACCCTGAGTACGTCAAACCTAATGCCTCGCGCCTAGCTAATCAGCTAGACGTAATGGCTCGCGTAGCCGAGATCAAGGAGATGGTGGACTCTCAGTATGCCATGCAACTAGGCGAAAAGCGCGACCTGTTACGCCGGATGATCGATGGCCTTGTGCCGACAAAGGTAGTTAAGAAAGCCGATGGCAAGATAGAAGCTATCTTTGATAGGCTTGCCGCGCTACAGATGGACAGCAAGATCGCCGGAGAGTTTGCCCCTGAGCAAATGCAGCTATCGGCAGGGCCAACTTTACGCTTGGAGTTCAACATGGTCGGAAGGAACACCGCGCCTAACGAGGCGTTGGAGGCGGAGTGGGAGAGGATCAACCCTGAGACGATCAAGCTCCTGAACGAACAGGAAGACCTGACGAGGTTTGAGGAGGCAAAGGTCAGGCCGGATCGCACGCCTAGCCTTGACAGCCTGAAGGACATCATCGATGACATGGAGATAGCTAATTAATTATGAAAGCAACACTTGAATTCAATCTGCCGGATGAGCAGACAGAACATTATAACGCCATCAACGGATCGACCTTTAGGTACTGCTTACAGGAACTTGACGGAGAACTCCGTAATTGGCTCAAGCATGGTCATGTGTTTGAAGATGCCGGAGATGCGCTTGTTGCTGTGAGAAAACACCTGCACGAACTAATCAGAGACAACGACATTGTGTTGGAATAGAATTAGCATTTACGATTGACATCGCAAACTGCGATAGCTAATAGTGTCAGCACTATGGCTGACTACTTCGTCAAAGATCAACTTTACACCAACAGCAACTCCGATCTGTACGGAACCGACAAAGGTTCTGTCGTGACTAATCAACAAAATCCGAACATGAGGATCATGACTTGGCTCTGCACGGCGGTTACAGCTACATTTGCGGTCTTTAAGAGCAAGTCTGGAGGAGGAGACGGAACAGTTCATCGCCTTCGTATCTATCGCGATCAGCTTGGCAAGTTCGTCTTCCCTCACGGACGCTTTGATGGTGCGCCAGTATTCCGTAGCTAACGGCTACTTGTTCTTAGCCTTCTTTGAAGGCTCGGCCAGCACCTTGGCGTGTGCGCGACCATAGATTGTTTTAACTTGTATTGATTCCGGCAACTGCTGGACAAATATCTTTAGGCGCAACGCAGACTCAGGACTCATAATCTTAACTAGGTGAGAGAATTCTTCTCCTGACGCTGCCAGCTTAGTCGCCTCGCTATATGTGTGCCGCTGGAGATCGTCGTATTCTTTAAACATGGTTGCAATGGATTAACAGATTAGCTAACGATTACAACTTATGAATTCATCCATGCCCGACACAGGGTATCGCATACAGCCTCCACTTAGTCAAAAGGTCTATCATCAGCACGCTATCAACATCCGCTTGGAGGCAGACCGCGACGAGGAGATGGGTATCCTATATGCCGCACAGTACATCTTAGCTAATGCCATCAAGAACCCTGTACAGATAACCGAGATTGACGTACCAACGGCAGAGGCTGTCGTGCGTCAGTATGTGCAACACTTGCTAGACTATAACCAGTTTGAGGCCGGAGCGACTATCCTTTGGGGTAGCGCAGTCTATGACTGGAGGCCAAGGTCATCACGCGACACATGGAGATGCCTGTTTGATCACGACCAGCTAATGGTCATGGGAGCAGGCGCAATGGGTAAATCATTCGGTGGCGGTGCATGGTTCTACTTGGACTGGTGGAGAGATCCGGCGCACACCTGCATCAAGGTCATTTCATTGACCAAAGAACACGCCGAGAGAAACATTTTCGCAGCGATCAAGACATTCCATCGGACGGCATTAGTCAGGCCGCTTACTGATCAGGCGGACAAGGCGACCAGCATTCAGGTCAACGGCGATAGCAAGAACGGCATTCAGCTTGTGGCAATACCTAAAGGTGAGTCAGGACATGGTACGCTCCGAGGCTATCACCCTTCGCCAAGGAGTGGGCAAGAGCATCATTTGTGGGGAAGACTGAGCCGCACCCATGTCGTATTGGACGAGGCCGAAGAGATCCCGTCTGGAGTCTGGGAGGGTATTAACAACATCTTGTCCACATCCGATACGGAGAAGTACGCCGGACATATCAAGATATTCGGAGCCAGTAACCCGAAGGATCGCACTAGCGCATTCGGTCAGCGGTGTGAGCCAAAGGACGGCTGGGGTAGCGTAGACTGCGAGGATGACTTTGAGTGGACGAGTCGCGAGGGATACAAGGTTCTGCGCCTAGATGCGGCGCGATGCGAGAACGTGATTGAGAAACGTATCGTGTACGCCGGATTGCAGACTTATCAGGGCTTCATGGGTTACATGAGCCGAGGCCGGACAGCTGAGGCGATGACGATGGCTCGCGGATGGTTTCCAGAGGAAGGGCAGGCTATGGGAATCATCGCGCCAAGCATGATGGACAACGCCATCGGCACAGTGCGGTTTATCGGGCCTGTAGTACCCCTAGCGGCCTTTGACTTGGCCTTGGAGGGTAACGACCAAGTAATGTGTTCCTACGGGCGATTTGGGCTGTGTGATGGATGGACACCCATGAGCGGCAAGTTCATTGAGTTTAAGAAACCAAGGACGGTTCTTCAGCTGGACTCCCAGATCCCATTCCCAAAGAAGACCACTTTGGAGCAGACGCAGGCGATCATCAACTTCTGCAAGATCATGAAGATCAGTCCCAATTGGCTATGCGTTGATCGTACAGGTAACGGCGCAGGCATCCACGATTCGCTTTGTTCCCTTTTTGGGAACGATGTCATGGGAGTTAATTATAGCTGGGCAGCGAGCGAGACGCATATCCTAGGTGACGACAGCCAGCGAGCTAACGAGCTTTACAATGGAGTAGTAACCGAGTTGATCTTTGGCCTTAGCAAGTACCTAGAATTTGAGTACCTGAAGATCTCTCCATCGTTCAGGAATGAGGAGCTTACTAGGCAGGCGACATCGCGTCGATACAAGCAGAAAGGATTGGGCATGGTTCGTGTCGAGAGTAAGGGAGAATACTGCAAGCGGACTAGAAGCAAGTCGCCGGATGAATTGGATTCCCTATCCATGCTGGTATACCTAATGCGGCAACGAGGAGGGGCTGTAGCGACGATGACAGAGGCAAAGCCTGATCCTAACGCTAATAGGAGAGAGATCCAGTCTCTGGTTGACAAGATGGAGTTCGTGGACTTTTCTGAATAAGTTTTTACCCGATGGTGTAACGGTAACACAGTGTCCTTTGGAGACATTATTAATAGTTCAAATCTATTTCGGGTAGCCAACTCATCAGTTAGGCTTACAAGTTCATCTTGCAAAGAATGGTTCATGACCCACTTTTGACCTATCGTGACCCATTTGACCCATTTGTGAGCCGTTCTTGCCGATCTTTTTTCCGATCTCTAACAGAAGCTATGGTTTGCCATAAGCAACATTACTGCCGATAATGTAAGCTATAGGTGACATAAGCAGGATATATGTAGTGTGAACGCTACACACGCCGAGTGTAGTGTGCTTGCTGAGTTTATCGTTATTGATAAGTTGGGCATTTATAACAAGTTTAGGGAGTTTACTTGAGAGTCTGGAACTGAAACGTGACTTCATTTATACACGCTAAGATAATTACCCGTTTTACTATTCAAAAGTGGTAGAAGTCATTTACTACAAATCAGTAGTACGCATTCAATAGGGATGATGGTGGAGCATTCAATAAAAATATACCCTATCGGTATTACTTTTGAGTTATAAGTCATGAATATACCCTTAAAGGTATAAAGATGACGCATTTGTCATTAACGGGGCCGTTGTTATTGAAAAAGAAACTGGATCTGGTTTATCGGTATCAACTCGTAACCAATGTCGAGTTAACGCATCTCCAAAGGGGTGTCGGTAGTCTTTTATGGCGAATTAGGGTGGAACTTCTAATTCCATCGAATGTGGGGGTTTTACATGAAATAGAATCATGCTTTACAAAGATTTTTGGTTTATAAATAATTCAGCATGGATAAAGAACAAAATACATTTGATGCAGTAAACGGATCTCAGTCTCAGGTACTACATAAAAGCCTTTTGCTGCGTTTCTGGAGGCATTTCATGGATGATGGATGTCAGATGGGAGGAAATAAACTCAAGAGAGAGGTATTAAAGTCAAATTTTAATGATGGAGTAAGGACTCAAGATCAAAGATTCAAACTGCTTGTGGATTACAGCCAGATAATTATCGGCGTTCCTAAAGACATTTCAAAAAAGCGTTTTGATTTTAATCAGGCAAAAGAAACACTTCATCGTTCAAGCAGGCAAATAAACACAAGGTGTTTTGTTTGTTTAGGGCAAGCACATTGCAGGCACCATATCATACAGCTTCAGAATGGAGGGCTTAATCAGAAGAAAAACTTGGTTAGCCTTTGCAACAAGTGTCATTCAGATATTCACCCTTGGTTAAAGCGGAAATAATAACCAACAGCTAAAAACTCTAACAAACCCCCCTACCCCCCAGAAAAGGTTTGCTAGATAAAAATCACAACACCCCGCTTTGCTGGATGCTGTACATTTTTACCCTCCGCATCGGGCAGGACGTTTTGGTTCGTCAAGGCCGATCTTATTGACTTACACGGTACGCATTCGTGCCTAGTCTCAGTTCTTTCAGAAGGTTTCTTTAGGGATCACCAGAGGCATCGTGCTAAAGGGAAAACCCTCCGAGTGGTGACACACTGGGAGGGCTTTGGTAGTTCGGGGGAACCGCTGAAAAAGTCTTTGTTCCGATGTGTCACCATTTAGAACAAGGCGAATATGATGTTGACGAGATCATGTGTCAACAATATCTTTTTCTAGGAATCATTGCTGGTTGCATTGGAAATATCCGATGGCTGGTCGCTCCAGTAGGGATGGAAACATCCGCCAGCAGTTATTCCTGACCCCATCAAGCCTCTTGTATATGCTCAAACCGATGGGGCATAATTTTACATCTTGTCCCCACCCCTCTCCGAATCGAAAGATTGCGTGAAGGCCAAGGACGCAAATCGGGCGGGGCATTGAGGGGGTGAGTCGAGAGGCTAACGCTAGTTTACTAGGGGGGCGGCATCGGACACTAGCGACCTGAACTCCGTCCGACCAATTTGTTGGCATCAACAAAAAGGTCTTGATCACACAACAAAGAATCACATACATTATCCCCTCACCAAACTGCCGCCAGCAATGGTCGCGGATTGGGGTTTAAGGGAAATCGCTCTCCACTAGCCGATTAGTTGCTGGTGGGGAGTTTCCTTTTTATGGGTATAGGCTAATTTCTTAACGAATTGTTTAGACTAAGGGCTAATAATCCCCCTATAGGTTAATTTCACCGCACCAATCTAATCAAATGGAATTACACACTCCCAAGACAATCGAACAGATCCCACTCAAGAAGCTAACCCCTTATGCCAGAAATTCTAGGGTACATAGCGAAATTCAAGTGGCGCAACTCGCATCTTCAATAAAAGAGTTTGGCTTCACAAACCCTGTACTAATTGACGATGGCAACGACATCATTGCCGGACATGGCAGGGTACTAGCGGCAACCAAGCTGGGGCTAGACACAGTGCCATGCATTAGGTTGAGCCATTTGACAGAACACCAGCGCAGGGCTTATGTAATTGCTGACAACCAGCTCGCACTAAACGCATCGTGGAATTTCGATATGCTTTCAGTCGAGATTGATGAGCTTAATGATGGCAAGTACGACATATCTAAGATTGGCTTCAGCACGACAGAACTGGCAGAAATCATAGGATCTCCCAACGAAATCGACGTAAATGAGGATGAAAAGCTCATTTCTGATAAGAAAACATGCATTTGTCCCAAGTGCCAATTTGAATTCGTTAATTAACTAATACTTGCTTAGGCATTGCAAATAATATACGAAATCCTAATGCCCAAAGTTATCTTAGGAATGATTCCGCCTTCAGGGTGGCATTACGTTGAGTCGGATGTGAGATTGGACGCGCACAGCTTTCCAAACCTAATCTCTGTTGTTGAAAACTATCGTGCCGAAAACCATCTGCCAATCGGTGACGTAGAGGGAGATGTTACTTCATACATCTGTAGCAATTATCCTCATTTCTGCCATGGCGTTGACATGGTTACGATCACTAGCGTCAACCCATCTGGGGAGTTGCTTAATGACATCCAGACATGGGCAAAGAATATCCAAAACTCTGGCAAGCCTGTCATGTACGTTACGGACGAGCTGGCAGAAGAAAGAGCCAAGACCTGTAGGGGATGTGTAAACAATGTAAACTGGAGAGGCGGCTGCTCCTCATGCATCTCAGCTACTGAAAGGCTATGCGCAAACGTCAGGCAGGCCCGTGACACCGATTC